TTCTAAAGTATCGACATATTGTTGATCTAAAAGCCTATGCCAAGGATAACTATATCCGTGGTATGCGTGCTGCAGGGAACCAAGAGGTGTTTCATTTATTTGTAACGCCTTCTCAGATGGCTGATCTTAAACTTGACTCAGACTTCTTGGCTAACGTCAGACAAGCTTCAATTAGAGGACCTCAGAACGAACTGTTCTCAGGCACTTCTAGCTTGATGGTTGATGGCGTAATGGTCCATGAGTTCCGTCACGTTTACAACACATCTGGCGCAACCTCGGGTACTAGCTCTAATGCTGGTGCAGCTGGCTACAAGTGGGGCGCAAACGCTGACGTAACAGGTGCGAGAGCCTTGTTCTGTGGCGCACAGGCCCTAGCTATGGCTGACATTGGGTTGCCTGAAATCGTTGAAGATACTTTTGACTACGAGAACCAAGCTGGTATCTCAATAGGCAAAATCTTTGGCCTCCGTAAACCTAAGTACAACAGTGATCACAGCGGCTCCGTTCAGGACTTTGGTGTTATCGCTCTTGATACTGCTCAATAAGGGGGAATGACAAATGGCGACATTTACATCTGACTCTGTATCTGGCAACTCTGCGTTCCAGAACTTTCCCCAAGGTAATTTGGGAGTTAGGGTAGCATCTTACTCAATCACTGCTGCACTCTCAGCTTCTGATATTATTCAGATGGTTGATGTGTTTAAAGGTGAGACAGTTTATGGTGTTATTTTAACTACGACTGACCTTGACACTGGTGGCTCACCTTCTATCGTCTTAGACGTAGGGTACGGTGGCGCAGCTGCTTCTCTCATTGATGGCTCAACTATTGGTCAAGCTGGCGGCACAGCCTCTAGCTTTGCAATAGGTAACGCTACTCATGGTAGTACAGCGACTGCCCCAGTAGCATTTTCTGCTGATGACACAATTGATGTGACAGTACAAGCAGGACCTGCTACGGGTGCTACCTCTGGTACATTAACTATGTACCTTATTGTAGGATAAAACCTATCGAGTCCTCTCTTTCGGGGGAGGACTCATTTTACTGGGAGTAACTTATGGTTATGCCTCGAAAGAACCTACGATCAAGAAGGTCAGAGAATAAAGTAAAAAAGAAAACCCGTACTAAAGGTGACGGTGGTAAAGCTAATATTGCAAAGCGGTATCCAGACAGTGCTGCTGCACAGCAAAGTCGAAAATCTAAAGTTACTGTTGAAGGTCCTAAAGCTGCAAAACGCACCTTAGACCAACAGCGGTTACGAGAAGGTAAAAAAATAGTGACTGATGTAAAGTCACCGCCTAAACCACCAAAAACAAATCGTAGAGCTTTTGGCACAGGGTCTTCAAAGGTTATAAACCGTAACGGCAAAATGCTTGCTAATGTATCTGCAGAGCAATTGAAAAAAACAGGCATGAGCTTGCGTCAGTATATGAATGCTTGGAATAAAACAGGTAGCCGTCCAACAAAGAAGTCTAAATAAGGAGCAACTATGAAAGTAGTTTCTGAATCTGATCTGCGAGTAGCATTGTTAAGTGGAGCAGTTGTTTTATTTGAAGCAGGAGTTGAGCGTGAAGTTTCTGATGAGATAGGTTCCGTTGCATTGCAAATGGGGGCTAAATTATCAGGCGCACCTGAACCAGTTGTGGAATCGGCTGAAGAACCTGCTGAAACTTGGGTAGAAGAAGTTGCTGCAATGGATACTGACATTGAGATTAATCTTAATGATGAGCCTAAAACTTTTGAGGACTTAGACACTGTAGTAGCTGCCATAGAAACGCTTGTTAATGAGAGTAATCCTGAAGATTTTAAAGCAGATAACTCTCCAAAAGCTGCCGCTGTCAATCGAGTTGCTGGCCGTACTGTAGCAACAGATGAAAGGGAAGCTGCATGGCAAGCCTATTTAGATAGGTGATAAATGACTGTTACAGTTCAAAGTGTTTTAGATAGAGTTCAACAAACGCTTCAAGATACAGCTGGTATTCGCTGGTCTTCTACTAATGAATTAGTGCTTTGGGTTAATGATGCTCAGAGAGAAATAGCATTATTAAAACCTGATGCAACTGCCACCAATGCAACAGTTGCGTTAGTTGAAGGCACTAAACAAACGATACCTGATGACGGTAATCGTTTGCTGCGTGTAGTACGCAATATGGCAATGATTGAAAAGACGTACACTGTAACTGTAGTTAACTCTGGCGGTAACAAGTTTTATATTGACGGTTCTTTTCAAACATTGACGCTTGAAGAGGGCAGCACTTATACTTTTGATCAGTCTGATTCTAGTAACAGTGGGCATCCGCTACGGTTTTCTACAACGGCTAATGGCTCACATGGCGGTGGTTCTGAGTATACAACAGGCGTAACAACGTCAGGCACACCTGGATCTGGTACGGCATTCACGAAGATTACCGTTGCAGTTGGCGCACCTACGTTATACACCTATTGTACGCAACATGCTGGAATGGGCTTTCAGGTTAATACAGGCACAAGAGTAGGCACAGGGAAACGAGCTACTCGATTAGTTTCAAGAGACTCATTAGACTCAATACAACCGTCTTGGCATGATCCTACTGTAAAAGGTGACGCTAAACACGGCTCGTTAATTAAACATTATATGTATGAAGATCAAAACCCTCGTAATTATTATGTTTATCCTGGGGTTGCTAGTGGGGCCTCTTCTTTTTTAGAAATTATTTATTCGGCTAACCCAACAACAGTAGCTGCAAACGGCAATCTGGACGTACCAGATGTCTTTGCAAATGCTGTAATGAACTACGTTTTATACATGGCGTACATGAAAGACAGCGAGTTTGTAGGTAATCAACAACGAGCCAGCGCACATTATAATTTGTTTATTACTTCTGTTACTGGTAAATCTCAAATCGATTTGACTACGACTCCTAATTTAGACGTAGGTAATCAGGCACAAGCTACAACTATGCGTGGGATGGGGGTTAACTAATGGCTACATATGAATCTTTATTGCCTGACATTATACCAATGGTTCAAAACTGCCCTGATTCTTTAATAGAGTCTAATATTCGTTCTGCAGTTATTGAGTTGTGCGAGAAAGCTGGAGTATATCAAGCTGAGCTAGACCCAATTACAACGGTGTCTGGTATTTATGAATATGATCTTGAGCCACCTACTGATACCGCAGTCCATAAAATTATGTGGGTATTGTTTAATGGAGATGCTTTAGAGCCTATTTCAACTTCATTGCTAGAAGAGCGCAAGCCTAAATGGCGTGAGCCTTCTTACTATGGTACGCCTGAATACTTTGTTAAACAGTCTCGTTCACTGTTTTATCTTGTACCTGTACCTAATGAAACAACGGCAAGTAGTACAAGGTTACGAGTACAGTTAAAACCGTTACATACGTCAACCAGTTGTAACGATGACATCATGGATGACTATAGAGAAGCGATTGTAAATGGCACTTTGTTTCGATTACTACGTATGCCTAGTAGAGATTGGACGGATTTACAGGGTGCAGATGTTTATAGGCAGTTATATAACGTTGGGTTGGTAGAAGCAGAGCGTAGAGCGAAGCAGTCTGACACTGGCGTAGCTAGGAAAGTGAGATACGGTGGACCATTCCTACCGTTGAACAGGAGGAGAAACAGGTATGGAAGAGAGATCCGATGAGCCGCAGTTATCTGATATTCGGGATTACTGGCCTTGGGTTAAAGATGGAATACAGGAGATATTAACAGACCAGAAACAATTAACTTTTATACCAGAAGATGTATATGCAGCTTGTGTTAATGGACAAGCACACCTGTGGGTAGCTCCAGAAGGGTTTGTTATAACTACTGGTTTAAAAGATGAGTATGCAGGAACGTCAACTTTGCTAATTTGGATAGCATGGGCAGAAGAAAAAGGGAAGGATTGTGTATTAAAGTACATGACTTTCTTTTCTGAACAAGCGAGTAAGGCAGGGTATACAGAATTAGAAGTGCGAACACCAAAACCGTTTGCACAGCGTTGGTTAGATAAAGGGTGGGAGCTAAACCACTCTGTTTATACAAGGAGCGTTTGATGGGTGGTAGACCTAAAAAACAAGATTATGAGCCTTCTGAAGCAGAGAAGGCCAGTGCAGCTGTAGCTAGGGCAGAGAAGTTATTTTTTAATGAAAACTATGCGCCTAAATTACGTGAGATGCGTGATACTGCTCGTAATTTTAATTTTAGAGACTCAGTTAGAGGCCGTGCAAACGCAGATGTAATGCAAGCTTTAACTGGTCAAGCTAGTTTTCGTGGGGCTTCTGATGTCTCACGTATGGGTGATACTTCTCAAGCGATTAGTGGTCAGTTACAAAAGGCCGATGAAGCTGCTACTGATGTAAGAAATACCATGGCTACAGGTGTACTTGGTACTGCTAGAGGACAAGCTGCTGAAGCACAAACTGGTATGGCACAAGCGTCTAGGTTAGCAACTTCTGATGCTTTAACTAGAGCAAGAGCTAATCAACAAACTGCAATGGCTAAATTTGATGCAGGTGCAGGTATGGCTTTAGCTGCAGGGATGAGGGGCTATGATGCATTTAAAGAAGGCGGTGGGTTTGCTGGTATGAAAGATAGAAGGCAACAAAGGCGAGGGGAAAGATTTTTAGCTGATCCTTTAACTTCTCCGCAATCAAACCCTATCACTGATCCAATGTATTATAATTTTAATTCAGGGACAACAAGGGTTTCATAATGGCACAAGGCATGTACCAACAAGCGACTGAAGCTGCAAGAAAGTACCAAGAAAACGGTCCTGACGGCATACCGAATACAGGTGACGAGCCAACAGAAACTGCTGATAGTGCTACGGAGGTTACGTTAGATCCTGTTAACGATCCTGACAAAGTTTTCGCTGACATGACCCGACAGGATTATCTTGATTACATTAGAGATTACAGAGACTTTGAAAAAGAATTACTTGAGAAGGCCAGCACAGATACTAGCTTAATTGATTCAGCTAGAGAAGATGCAGCAATGGCAAGAGAAAGAACAGCTGGTATTGCCCAACGTAATTTATCTCGTTATGGCACGGCTTTAACTCCTGCTCAACAACGTGAAATGCAGCGAAATATTAATCGTGGCACTACATTAGGTGGCATTCAATCTATTGCAGATGCTCGTATTGCTCAACGTGATGCAAATCAAAAGCTTTTAGCTGATCTTATTAACATAGGGCAGGGCGTAAATCGTACTAGCTTACAGCAATTAGGTAGTGCAGCTGCTGATGCAACACAAAGAAAGAACGCTTACACACAAGCTAGAGCGCAGTATAAAGCCAATAAATACTCTACGATTGGTGGGTTAGGTGCGATGGCTATTATGGCGTTGCCGTTCTTATAGGAGCTATAAATGGTAGATGGTGTACTAGGACAAGTATTAAATTATCGTTCACGGCAGCGTGGTCTTGATCTTGAAGAAGAACGGATGCGTCAAAATCAAGAGTATCGAGATCAACAACTTGAATTAGAGAGGCAACGGTTAGGGCAGTATGATCGGGCTGCTGCTCAGCAAGACAGAGCTTTAGCTTTAGACGAACGTACCGTTAGACTACAGGAAGAACAATCAATAAGAGATAATCAAACCCGTCAAGCTTTAGCTGGTTTAAACGAGTTTCAACCTTATGTTGGAGTTGGTAATCTTGAAGAGGGCGGTAATCTTATCGAACTTAAAAAAGATAAGAATACTTATGGTGCTTTAAAAGCAGGTAAGTTTAAAGGCGGTCTTTTACAACAACTAAATACGCTGAAAAGCCCAGACGGTTTTACCTACGACAACGTGCGAGTAGAGACTGTAAACGGGGAAACTTTCCTTACAGCTACAGGCAGATATGCGTCAGGGGAACCTGGAGTTGCAACTAGAGAAGCTGGTAGTGGGGCAGACGAAACAGTAATCCGATTGTCTCTTGATGAAGCTGTGGATCTTTTAAATGAGCGCATCCAGCTAAGTCTTAATGAGTTAGATCCAGTAGCTTACTCTAACATTCAAAATACTTTGATTGGGGCGGTAGATGCCAGAAATACTCAAGCAGAGATGTTAGAAAATAACAGCAAAATATCTGCAGCTATTCAATCTAAAGTTTCTTTAGCTCAAGATGCGTTACTTGAAAGAGAAGTTCTTGGTACTTTGGGTGAGCTTAAAGGAAATGCAAAAAGAGCGTACATGTTAAAGCTAGGGCGAGAGTTTTTAAACCCTGATGACCCAGAAACAGTGGAACGTTTAAACCTCTTAGAACAGTCTCTTGACGAGAATAAGCAGATGGAAGGGGTAGAAGGCGAGGTGTCTTTTGAAGAAGGCAGCGGAGAAATGACTGTTACCGCTACATCTGATAGATACTCAGGACTTGCCTATGATAATTTGGTAGGAGATGATGAATTTAAACTATTTAGTACCTCTAATGCAGCAAAACTTAAAGCTCATTTACGTGATAAAGGCGTTTTTGAAGGCCGCTTAGAAGCTAGAAACAAAACACTTGATGAAGCTAAAAAAGCTTTAGATGCTGACGATTCTACACAAAATCGTGAAAAGTATGATCGTGCCCTTAAACAAAGAAACAATGTCCTTTCTAAAGTAGAAGCAGAAGCAGATAAATACGATCTATTAATTCAAGACTCTTTGGATACACGTATAGCGTTGCTTGAAAAAGATGTTGAAAACAACACTATAACAGGCCCACGTTTAGACGAGCTAAATAGCTTAAAAGCAGAAAAAGAACGGTTAATTAAATCAGGTGCTACTACTAAAAGTATGGCAGCACCTGAGTTTAAAGGGATTGAAGAAAAATTAAGAAAGGTTATTGATCCTAACGATAACATTAATCAGTTTAAGGATGTTTCTCCAGAGTTTAGGGCAAACATAGTAAGTACCATAGACGCTGCTGTTGATAACGGTCAATTAACCTTTACTGAAAAACAAACCCAGATAGCTGCAAAAGCGTTTGAAGAAGCAGGTATTGAAAAAATAGAAGACTTTAAAAACAAATTGCCTCCTGACAGGCAGCTTATTGCTTACTCAATGCTTACTGTAATGGCTCCAGATGCAGAACAAAGATCCGCTGTTAGGGAGTTGCTAGATATAACTGCTATTGGTGGTGATGCAGCAGGTTCTTCTTTAGACAAATTTAAAGCTACTAGCGATAGGCAGACTTCACGAGCAGCTTTGATGAACGCAATAACTAAGTCTAGGGAATCTGCTACACAGGAAAATCAAGGGGCTTATGACGAGATAGCCGAATATACAGATACTGTCTTTAATTTAACAAATAGGTTAACTCCTGAGTTATTAAAAAGCACAGAGAAAAACGAACAGGGTTTGACCCCATTGCAAGAAGTTAATTTTTTATTGTCGCAGCTTAGACGAAATAGACAAGATCCTAGATTTGTTGATAAAAACAATCCACAGCGGACAGCTACGTTATTAGGTGACGCAGGAGCATCACTTGTTTCTGCTGCTATAGGTAATCTTATTGAGCCTAGTTTCTTTGGTGGTTCTCCGTCAGTCAACGTAGATGATGTCAATATAAGCAATTTGTACGTTGATGATCCTGATAAGCCTACAAAAATATCTTACCAATCTGGTAGCCAAGCAGGGAAATCAATGTCTATTGGTGCGTTTAAAAATAAAATTAAACTAAAAGAGATTCAAGATTTAGCGGTGACAATTGCTAGAGATAATACTAGAGCTAGAGCGAATCAGGAAGAATAGTGTCTGAGCTATTTAATCGTTTACTTGATGAAAGTTTTAATGCCCCTCGTAGGCCAGCCCCACGCCCCGATGAGATAGTAGATACTGATAAAATCGGACCTGCCTCTTTAGGAGAAACTTTTGGTAGAGGCGTTACTGTAGGGATAGAGGGCCTCAAAACAGATGTTGAGTATTTCAAAGGTATTTTTAATACCTTAACAGGTAACGAAGAAGCCGCTGCTGCTAATATACGTAAAGCAAGAGTTCGTGAGTCTTTTATTCCTGATTATCTTTCAGGCATTGAATCTTTTGGTGAGTTCCTAGATAACCCTACTTTTGACGGTTTTGTTACCCAAGCATTTAAAGCAGGTGGTCAAGTGCTTCCTTCTGCTATTACTTCTATTGCAGGAGCAGGTACTGGTGCGTTAGTAGCAGGGTTAGGTAGAGGACTTATAACTGCTGGTAACAGGGCTGCAGCCAATCGTTTATTACGTGATACCGTTCAGCGCAATATAAAAGGCATTGCAACTGCTGATGAGAAAGCCTTGTTAGAACAAGCATTTGCCAAGCTTAAAAAAGATGCAGGTGCAGGTCTTTTAAGAAGGGACGTAGGTAGAGGAGCCATAGGCGGTGCGTTTGCAGCAGAGTACCCACCCCTAGCTGGTAGTGCTTTTTCTGAAGCACTTGACTCTGGTAGAGACCCCGATAGAAGCCAAGCGTTTCGTGCTTTAGGTGTAGCTGCTCCACAAGCTGCCGTAGGCGTAGGTGGAGAAGTTGCGCTCGTTAAACTGTTTGGCAAGGTAGCTAAATCACGAGCAACTGAAGGTGGCTCGTGGTACGGCAAACTAGCGAAGGATATTAACAAAGGTATTCTTGGTGGTGGTGCAGTAGAAGCAGCTACTGAAACAGTTCAAGAATCTATTGCTATAGCAAACCGTAGAGCAATGGATGATGAGTTTACTGCACAAGAAGGGCAGTTACGTTTAGCTGAAGCAGCGTTTGCTGGATTCTTTGGTGGTGCTGGTATTGGTGGTGCTGGAGGTACAGTAGGAGGTGTTATTTCTGCTGTTAACTCTAACGATGTTATGAGTAAAGCAAGTAGCTTTTTAAGGCAGGGCCAAGACCAAATTGTAAGTGACCAAATTACAGAACAACAGTACGGCCCTATGGGTACTGCTATTCCTACTGTTGAGTCTGATCGAAGCATTAAAGCTCAGCTAAAAGCTATGTTTGATAGAACAAGTTCTAAGCAAGCAGTCTTTATTCCTGGTGCTACCCCAGTACAAAACGCAAATAAAAATGGAGACGTAGAAGCTGCTGTTATTGACGGCAACGAAGCTTACACTGCTTTTATAAAAGGCAAAGGGACTATTGTTACCACTAGCAAACAACTTGCAGAAGAAGTTGTTAAAGCAGGGGCAAGTGATACGGCTCTTAAAGAAGCCCTTGGTTACAGTGCAGTTCCTGAGACATTAGATCCTCAAAGCATTGTTATTCAGGCATTAGACGGAGAAGGTAACGTTGTTTCTGAAGAAGTAACGTCTGAAGAGAATAAAGATAACGCAGTAGAAGCAGCAAGAAATTTAATGCCTAAAGGTGGGCGAGTTGCTGAAACGACTTATGAAAAAGCACTTGAAGCAAGGCAAGAGTTAGTAACCGAAGAAAACAAACCCACTCAAGGCGAGTTTAATTTTGATGTAGAGCCAGAACAAGGACAACTTGATTTTGGTGAAACTGAAACACGGGACGATTTAGACCAAGCTACTTTAACTCTACTCCAAGATGAAATAACAAAACTTAGGGCTGAAGATCAAAAGATTAGAAGAGAGAACCCTGAGTCTGTAGTAAATGGTGAGACAACAGCAAGTGAAAATTTACGTGCGATAAGAAATGTATTAGTTGAGGAAGAACTTGTAGGTTCTTTTTTTATTAAGCAAATTGATACTCAATTGGAGCAGATGACAGGACGTTCCTCTACTCCTAATGTAAACGAAACCGCAGAAGGTGGGGCGGTTATTGCTGAAATTGATGGTAGTTTAGATCAACGAGAAAATATAGGTGATGTTTCTGAACAGTCGTTACTTAATACAGACCCGTCAGAAGGAAAAGCGTTTCTTAGAGAAATAGCATCTCGTAGAAAAGATAAGAAGTTTAAGGCTAGAGCAACAAGTAAAGTATTTGATAGCCTTAAAAAAGCCCGAAAAGAATACCTTGAACTTTTTGACTTCCCTGACAATTACTTTGAAGTTAATGATTTTGCTCAATCAATTCCAGCGGCTGCTTTAAAAGCAGCCATAGCTGCAAAGAAACAAAACCCTGCTGCTAACATCGCTATAATTCCTGCTACGTCTGCCCCTAATATAGACGGTGCTGTTTCTCGTTTAAAAGATCAAGACGGCACAGACTTATTACAAGTTGTTGAATACGCTGACAACATTATTGAGTACCAAGTAAGTTTTCCTTTACGTGATAAGAAAGGAAATCTTTTGCGAGATAAAGATGGGAAAGTTATATATAAGAAAGAAACAAGAAGAGGAACAATAGAAGACGCTTTAGCAGATGTGTTTGAGTCGGCTCAAGAAGGAAGATTTGCAGAAGAGTCTGGTTTTGAAATGGCTGCCGTTGATGAAAATGGTAACGTAGGCGACTTCAAGCCTATTAACCTTATAGCAATAACTGCGTTAGGGGCTAGGCTTTTATCAGATGCTGCTTTTAAATCAGGAGTTAGAGGGAATCTTTCAAATCGTTTTTCTGTAAGGGCTTCTTTTACACAAGGTCTTTCTGAGTTTTTATCTAATGGGTATGAAATACGACATAGAGATATACCAGATATATTTGGTATGTCAGATGGAACTTATTCTCCTGATAACCCAGACGCTATAAGTGGCTCACTTGTTTTTAAAATGTTTAGAAGTCCTTCTACTCCTAATATAAACAAAGTAAAACCAGTTATTAATAATAGAACTGGAGAGCAAATTTCTGATAGCCCTCTTGTTTGGACTTCAAAAGGCAAAAGTTATTCTATTAAATATATTCTTAGTCCTGAAACAACGACACAAAATCAAGCTGAACAAGATGCACGAAATGAAATAGCCTATACCAACGCTGTTTTAATGAGAGTTTTACAGAATGAACGTAACCCTGATGGTTCATTAGGCACAGGAAGAACCGATTACACTGATGGCACAAATAATACAGATTATCGAGGCAATCTTATTCTTGATGGTGAAAAGATTGCAGAAGATTTTGGTGAAGAAGCTATTGATGCTGCTGAAGCTGAGATAGAAAACGAATACTTTTTTGGTGAATATGAACAAGCTGCATCACGGGTTGCTTTAGAGCAAACTGTAGACGAAGAAGGTAACACTGTTACTGTATCAGGAGTAGTTGAGGACCCTGACGTTGTAGAAAGTGAAACTGCAATACAAGAAATAAATACTCAAGAAGAGTTACGTCAAGCCAAAATTGGCATGGCACAAGATACCGCAGTTAATAGACCTGAAGACCCTGTTGAAAGCACTCCTCAAGGAAGGAGAGAAGCTGCACAAGCAGCTAAAAGAGTAGACGAAAGGAAAGCAAAACTTAATAGCGAAGAAAACAAAATCTTAGATAATTTACGCAAAGAGAATGCAGAAGAAGGTACGGCAAGGGCCGAGGCTATCGTTAACAATGCAGAAGAGCAAATACGTAATAAGAAAAAACAAAACCAAGGTAAATTTGCTAATACCAAGTTAGATAACACTAAAGTATATGGGTTTAAATCTAGGGCCACACAAGAAGTAGCTAAGTTTATAAACTTTGCTTTAGATGCAGCAGGGTTAAAAAATGCACCAATTATTTTCTCGTTAACTGAATTAAAAGCAATGTTGGCAGAGGGATTAGATTTAGAACAAAATTTTTCTCAGCAAATGGTGCAAGATGTAAACAGAGCATTAGTTGATTTTGAAAGTAAACCTACGTTGCGTGGTAGGCTTATAAAAGATAATAATATTAAAGATGGCAATGTTAATTCTATTGCTATTATTGATGATACTAAAGGCACTCCTACTACAGAAGCAAACGCTAAAAACCTAGAACACATGTTAACTGCGTCACATGAAATAGGTCATGCTTTATTTAAAAACATTATAGATGATCTTAAAAAAGATTCTAATAAAGAGATATACAATAGGCTATTTGAAAATTTTAAAAAGTCAGGACAACCTTATACTATTTTAAAAGATTTATACCCAAATAATCCTGACCTTCAATTTGAAGAATATTTTGCTGATCAAGTTTCTAAATGGGCTAGTAAACAATTTAAAAACAAAAAACCAAAAAATATTGTTGAAAAAACCTATAAAAACATCGTTGCAAGGATGGAGCGTTATTATCGAGCTTTAAGAAAAGCAGGATCAAGAAAGTTAAGACGAATAGGCGATACCCCTATTGATGCTGATTTTGAAATTTTTATTACTAATGTAATGGAAACTAGAAGAGCGTCTGGAGGAACTAATAACTTTGTTCGTGATACTGTCATTAACGCTATTGTTGAAAGAAGTAAAAAGTCGGGTAGGTCACAAGCTAACGTTGAAAAAGTAGTTAACATAGCAGAAAAAGTATTAGGCAAGAAACCAAATAAAGCAACTCGCAAAGGTCAGCTTGAGTTTAGTCGGCAACAAACTGGTTTTAGGAATCCTTCTAAGAAACAAATTGCAGAAAGAGAAGCTAAGAAACAAGCAGAGTTAGATGCGGTAAAAGATAAACCTTCACAACCTACAACTGAACCAAATAAATTAAAGCAAGCGGTACGGGAAGCGGCTGGATTACGTAATAAAATTGTTGAAAGCAGGGGCGTTAAAGCTCTTGGGTCAATGCTTCAAACGGCTGATAGCTATTTAAGAACTCTAGGCGGTGCAAAATACGGAGCGACATTAAACCGTATTGCTGATTTTTTCTACATAAGAGCGCAGCAAGGTCGAAAAGATTATACGCCAGAGGGGCGATCTTTAGGTTTTGTTGGAGATGTGGGTAGAGCAAGAGACTATTGGCAAGAAGAACTTAAAAAAGCTCTAGGTACTGAAGGTAAACCTATAACAGATTTACGTGATCCTGAGATCAAAGCAGGAATAGAAAGAGCGCAGTCAAGCATTCCTACTGAGTCTATGGATAAAAAATCCGTTGAATATAAGGTCCGTAAGTTTCTTGAAAAGTTTTATGAAGATTACATTGGACCTAATAATAAAGAGAATGCATCCATTGAGATGTTAAAGAATTATTTTCCTACTGTTCTTGATTTAGAGGGCATTGCAGTTGAGCCTGATGGGTTTGTAGAAATTGTATTGCGAAAAAATATCGAGGCTAAAAAGCTCACTGATGAAATGGAGATCAATAGAGAAAGGGTAAGAATTAAAAAAGTGGTTCTTAGTCTTTTGCGTAGGCATGACATGCTACAAGATGATGTAGAAGGTACGCCTATGCCTGATAAAACTGTTGAAGAAAAGAAAGTAGATCCACTTCAATATACTGAACGAGAGTTGAAGTTTACAAAGAATGTAGGGCTTAGTGAGTTACAAGGTACGCCCTACATAAAAGATCCCACAGACTCATTGCTTGAATATCTGCATAGTACGATTAAACGGGTTGAGTGGAATGCTTATACTAAAGACGCAGCAGGAAATGATTTATTAGGTCCTGAACTTGATAAGCTACCGCCAGAAATGAGAGCAAAAGCTTTTGATGTTATTCATACCTATTTAGGTTATCAGAATGAACCACTTAGTCCGTTATGGAGAAAAGTTAATTCATACGGTCAGTTTTTACAGATAATAACTATTCTACCTTTTGCTGCTATTGCCAGTATCCCAGAGTTAGCAGGACCTTTAATTGTTTCAAAAGACTTTGCAGCGTTTAAAGCAGGGTTTGTTGAATTGTTTAACTCAATCAAGAATTACAAAGAAGCTGAAACATTAGCACGGGACCTTGCTGTGATTACTAATGAAACTGTGGCGACAGCTTGGATGACTCAAGCTGAGCTAGATTACATGGACCCAAAGGTACGTGAATGGACAGATGTTTTCTTTAAAATAACAGGGTTAAACTTTTTTACCCGTTTTACTAGAATTTTTGCAAGTAACATGGGAGTTAACTTTATTATTCGACATTCTGACCCTGCTACTCAAAACGAAAATTCTTTGCGTTATTTAAACGAGCTAGGTTTAACTCCAGATGAAGTAAAAGCATGGGTAAAAGGAGGCCGTGAGTTTACTAGCCCTGTAGGCAAGAAAGTAAGGGCTGGATTACAACGGTTTGTAGAAAGCTCAATACTTAGACCTAATGCAGCAGAACGTCCAGTGTGGGCATCTGACCCACGTTGGGCTTTAATTTGGCAGTTGAAGTCATTTTTCTATGCATACGGTAAAGTAATTCTTGGTGGTGGCAAAAGAGAATTTAAAGCTCGTTTGGCTAATGCAGACAAAATGCCTTACCAGCGTATGACAGAAGCAGGAGCTTTAGTTTTACTTGCTGGGTTAGCTGTTTTTCCATTAGCTATGTTTGGTCTTGAGCTACGTGAGTATGCTAAGAATGGATTAGCATGGATATTACCAGGAGTAGAATCTGGTGATAAATACTTTAGATCAGATAGGATGAGTTGGTCAGAATATTCTGGTGAAATTATTGATCGTTCTGGAGTATTAGGGCCTTTTACTTTATTAAATATGATGCATCAACAAGCAGAATGGGGTAAAAGTCCTATTATTCCGTTGTTAGGACCTACAGCAGAAACAATTGATACTGCTCTAACAAACGGTTTTAATGTGGGGAAAACTTTTGGTGACAGGTTACTCCCTTTTTATAATGTAATTTAGGGTATACAGGAATAGAACATGGCATATTCAAGCACATTAAATTTAGTCACGGGTGATACGTTACCTGAGTTGACGTTTACCCTGAAAGACTCTTCCACAGCAGCAACAGGGCAAACATTAGATTCAAGTGACAGTGACACTTGGGCAGCAATTGGTTTAACTGGAGCAACAGTTAGGCTACGGATCAGAGAAGTAGGTACGACTACAGTGCTATCTACTCTAACATGTACAGTAACCAATGCGTCTGGAGGGCAAGTAACTACTAACTTTCCTGCTGGCACACTGACAAAAGAAGGTACATTTGAAGGGGAAATAGAAATTACTTTTTCAAATGGTGGTATTCACACGGTATATGACCTTGTTAAACTAAAGGTTAGGAGCGATTTCGATTGAGCAGCAAGGTAACAATTACCTTCCAAAACATTAAGGCAGAGATTACTCATACTCAGCCAGAAGCTTTATTGACCTATCAAAACATACAGATGGTCGATATTCGGCTTGATCCAGACTCTTTAAATCAGTTTTTTGGTGATTCTTTTGGTTTTAGCGATGCACCTGTATTTGCGTACAGTAAAGCGGTAGCAGATAGCATAGGTATGGCTGATGTTCCTGCTATTAATGTGGGTAAAGCGTTAGCTGATTCAGTCAGCATGAGTGACTCCTTTAGTCCATTACTGAATATCCTTAGAACATTTAGTGATTCTGTCAGCATGAGCGACAGTATTTCACCCTTACTAACTATAGGTTTACCGCTTTCTGATGCCTTTACAGTAGATGAAGTGTTTGATAGTCAAACAATTCAGTCGATCCTTAAACAGAATGTTGTGGGAATGAGTGATGTTTTTACAGCTTCTGTTGGCAAAGCACTGGCTGATTCAGCTACTATATCGGATCAGTTAACGGTTAATTTTGCTTTAAATTCATTAGCTGATAGTGCTTCTGTAGCAGAAGTGCTGTCAATTAATTATGTAAGTGGTACTCTTTCTCTTTTAAATAACTCAACCATGAATACGGCAACGTTTAATGGCTAGGAGCAGACAATGATTTCAGATGATTTAAATATGAAAGGCCGATTAATTATTCGTTTGAATGATGAAATCGTCCGAGAGGTTGATAACCTAGTGGTTACAGCTGGCAAAGGCTACGTTGCTTCTCGTATGAAAGATACGACTGCATCTGCTATGAGCCATATGGCTGTAGGCACAAACAACACAGCAGCTGCAGCAGGTCAAACTTCGTTAAGCGCAGAAGCAGCTAGAGTTGCTTTAACTAGCACTACTGTTAATACAGGGGCTGGCACAGTAACTTATGTAGCTACTTTTGGTGCTGGTACAGGTACAGGTGCTTTGGTAGAAGCAGGTATATTAAATGCCTCTTCTGGCGGTACAATGCTATGTAGGACCGTGTATACAACTATTAATAAATCTAGCAACGATTCGATGACAATTACTTGGGTAATTACCGTTTCGTAAAGGCGTAAAAGCATGGGCGTAAAGTTTGCAAATAAATTCAGCACTACGCTATCTTCAGGGATAAATAACTCTGTTACGTCATTGTCGATTGCTAGTGCTACAGGTTTTCCCACGATTAGTGGTGGGCATCATGCCTACGTTACTTTAGATAACGGTGATGGCACTACGGTAGAAGTTGTTAAAGTAACTAATATATCTGGGACTACGTTAACAGTTACTCGTGGTCAAGATAATACGAGTGCAGCAGCTTTTAGTGCAGGGGCTAAAGTAGAAATACGGATGACTTCTGCGCTTTTACAGGATGTAAAAGATGAAGGTCCAGATGACACTGTACTAAAAGTAGACCAAGGTAATAATCGTGTAGGTATTCTTAATACATCCCCTGATGTTTCTTTGGATGTAGGGTCTGCCACTGACTCAATGCACATTCCTGTAGGGACAACAGCACAAAGACCTGGATCTCCTGCTGCTGGGTATTTCCGATTTAACTCCACTGAAACACAGTTTGAAGGCTATGATGGGTCAGATTGGGGCGAGATTGGTGGCGGTGGGGCAACGCTGGCTGTAGACAATTTTACAGGTGATGGCTCAGATACTACGTTTACTTTAGGTGCTGACCCTTTAACTGAAAATAACACAGACGTTTACGTTGACGGTGTTTACCAGTTTAAGAATACGTATTCGGTTAGTGGAACAACGTTAACATTTTCTGAAGCTCCTGCAAATGGAGCTTTAGTAGAAGTAATGCGTATTTCAGCTTCTACTGTGAGTGTTGGCACACCAGACGACAATACAGTGTCTACTGTTAAAATTGTTAACGATGCGGTGACTCAAGATAAAATAGCAGACGATGCCGTGGGAGCCGATCAATTGGCATCAAATGCAGTGGTAACTGCTTCTATTGTAGACGATGCTGTAACTCTTGCTAAGATGGCATCTGGGACAGATGGAAACATAATTAGTTATGATGCGTCAGGTAATCCTGTAGCGGTGGCAACAGGTAATGCAGGTCAGGTTTTAACTTCTGCTGGAGCAGGTAGCCCACCTTCTTTCCAAACTGCTTCATCAATATCAACCAGTAAAGTCTTTTTTATGGGGCAATTGTAATGACAGTTAAAATATCAGGCGTGGATCTTAGCGCAAACACAACAGCGAATATAGGACAGGCTGGTTCTTCTGGAGGAACTTATACTGTTCATATACTTAATCGGAGTTCATCAACAGCGTTTGTTCAGCTTGGTGTTGGAGATAGTTCTGCTACGTTTGCTAATGCTACAAAGCTATTGGAAAACACTCAGATTGGGCCAGATGAAAGTTTAAGTTTTTCGCCAGTAGTGGCAGGGGCTAGTGATTATGTGATCGGAAGAAGCACAGTCGCAAGCGTAAACATGGTTATGATGGGATTTGATGAATAATGGTTGGATTAACTAGACTATCAGGAAGTGGGCGAGGTAGCTTACCTATGTTCCCAAGCGGAGATAAAAGCTCTGTTACTCCTTACTACAATTATGATAATAATGAATCGGCCTATGTACACCTTCCAGCGTTTACAGGAGGCACATCAGCAGGAGGATCAATAAGAATTTTACAAAACTCGGTAAATTCTTTTAGTGCTAGGCTTTACGATAAAGATGGTGGGCAGTTAACGTCTGGCGTTTGGAATAGTGACATGACAATCGCTGAAATCGCTGGATCTGCAAATGCAGATAGATTAGCTGGTTGTTACATGGATGAAACGGACAATCTTTGGTACGTTTTAACCATAGACACGACCACTTCCCCGAATACATACTATTTTTCAAAAGTTAACGAAGCAGGGACAGTTACGACAATAGGAAATGCTCAAGGGATTGCTGGCATAAATGGTATTTGGTATGGAAGTGATTCCACTGGCCCGCTGTATAGGGTAGGAGGGGATGGCTCTGGGAATTTTGCGATTTCGGCCGCAGGGCCGCAGGGAGGTAGCTCTGCCACAGGTGTACCTTATCGGGGAACCACGGTTACCATTAGCGCATCTGACGGTTCGTTGAGTTATTCATCAGGTTTGATGCCTAGTGCCTATGGGGCTGGAACTTATTTGAAGACTCCCATATTTGGGCCAACAGGAAACGGAATAATTGGTGGCGCTATTTCCAATCTTTCTTATACTCAATCTCCCCCTTATGCGATTGGTCCTTACGGCGCTATAGGAAATACAACAACTGGAAGATTTATAACTAATGCTCATTTTGGATCTCCAGCAACGAATGGTTATCCAACAGGTGCAAGCTCTTTCATAATTTATAGAAGTAGAAGGAAGTATATATTTTCAGTTTATGGTAATCAGTTTGCGGGCGCTCCCGCCGTATATGATGAAGAAGAAGTTCACGCATGGTTAGATAATTTGGCGGTGTACTATGGAATACTATAAATATGTAGGGGTAGACAGTGGAGGAAACTTATCATTTCCTGCATCTGTTTGGCTAAACCTTTTAACAGAAAC